GTTGTTCAACTCTACGTAACCGTATCTTGTCATAAATGACACTACTGGTTCGAAAGTTGACGGATCAATCACAACGCCTGATGACATTAGTGGAATGTATGGACAGTAGAATGCCGCCGCATCTACTTCACCTGGACCTTTGTATCCAATCAGTACTGATGTAGTATCTGAAGCATAAGAGTTTACGTATACTCTCATTGCACCGTTAAGTGTACCTACAAATTTTGTATTTGTTGGTGCTTCAAATGTACCTTCAGTTGTTCTTGCGAACGCTGAAGTTGTCGCTGATTGTAGAATTGTAAGAGCAGTCGGAGACAACACAGCATAGTTACCTGCGCCTCTTCTTGTTCTTTGTGCAATTCTATTTGCTTCTCTGTTGATTAATACTGCCAATGCCGCGTGTTGATCTCCAACGAATGTTGCTTGACCTGACACACCTTTTTGGTCGTATGCCGCGCCGGCTGTACCTGCTAATGAAATTAGTGAACCGATGATCTCTTGATCGATCTCAGCTGTAATTTCTTGTGCTAGTGCCGCCATTACTTCTGCTTCTACGTCCAAACCGTGCATTGCGTTAGCATCTTGAGCCGACTCGAATGTCCATCTTGCTGATAGTTTTCTTGTCTTAGCTTCAACAGTTTGCTTTAAGATTTGAATTGATAATCTGTTACCAGGAACACCTTCTTTTGAAGAAGTTGTGTCCGCTGTTGTACCAGATGAAGAGTCATCACCTGAATAACCTCTAGCGATACCAGCCGGTGAAAGTGCTTCTTGACCTGCTGTAATACCGTTAGCGGAGTCGGCGTATCTAACTCTTAATGTGTGGATTTGACCTACTGGACCTGTCATAGGTTGTACACCAACGATTTCGTTGGCGATAACTGTAGGCATAACCCTTCTAATTACTGGAAGGATCACTTTGTTTAGTGCGGCAACGTTGCCGGCACCTGTTGCGCCTGCTGTAGCGGCCTCAGCCAAGTACTTTTGAGTGTTTTCTAATACAGCACTCATAGTTTCTTTCTTCTGACCGTTTAAACCTTCAAGCAGTGCAGTTTTAGTGTCGTTCCAATTTTCTGTTAACGTTTTGTCTGACATAGTGTTTAACTCCTTAACCCTGCTAGTCTTTTAATATTAACGATATCTGCATTAATTGAATTGTTATCATCAATATTTATGTTTCTATCTCCAGTGTGCTCAGTGATGATTGTTTTGTCATCTTCTGACTTAACATCTTCATTTAGTACCGCTGGTAGATATTTTTCGAACTGTTTTTTCAAGTTCGCTGTTTGTACTGACTCTAACAACTCAACCATAACTTGACGTTTGTCTTTTGATAGTGAATCTACAAGTTCTGCTAAAGTTTTTTCTCTAACAATCTTGTCTTCTGCTATCTTTAGTTTAGTTTCTGTTGCTTTGATATCAGCGTCTTTTTGCTCTATAGCCTTTTCCTGTTCGGAAACTGCTTTTTGCTGATCTGCAATTTGCTGTTGCAAATTACGAATTTCCCCACCTTCGTTGAGGTAAGAACTCATGTATTCGCCTGCAAACGCCTCGAACACTTTTCTACCAAAGTTGTTTTCTTTAGCAACTTTGATGTCGTCTTTAAGTGCTGTCATTTCGTTTTTTAGCGTCGAACTAACTGTATTTTCCACAATACCTGCCGCTCTTTTGATGAAAGCCGCTTTAGTTTCATCGATCAGTTTACGACCTTCTGCAACTAATTGTACTTTCTTTTCAACAAGATCTGCTTTGTCTTGTGCAAACTCAGTTAACTCTTTGGAGAGTTGTCTGACTACAAAGTCTTCCAACTTTGTAAATTGACCTTTGAGAGCATCTCTATCTTCTCTAAGTTCCTTCACTTCTTTTACCAAAGCGTCGGTAATGAATTTAGACAGCATATTCGAATGCTCACCTACTGCTGTTTTATAAGCAACTCTTTCTTTAACAACTTTTGCTTTGTCTTCTGCAAATTCTGAAATTTCTTTCTTCAATGCATCTGACATCATGTTGTCCATTGCTTCAACAATCTGTGACTTATCATTCTCATATCTCTGTGCAAACTCTTCTCTTAACTCAGCTGAGATATTCTCACGAGCCTCAGACAGCTTGTTCTCCCAAGCTTCTTGAACTTGCGATTTAAGTTCTTCACTTAAACCTTCAGTGCCAAAAATTTCTGTAATGTCTGCCATCTGAATCTCCTTATTTCTTGTTTAGCTCACTAATTAATTTAGTAATTTCGCTAGCCAAAAACTTTTCTGCTCTAGGATCAAACATACTGTCTCTTCCTAAACCATATAATTTCTGACCACCTCGCATATTCCATAAGCCTTCGTATATTGCTTTTGGGTATGCATCGGGAGCCGACGGTTGGGCTACTATATCAACAGTGATAATTTCAAAATCTTGAACGTTACCACCATCTGCTACATTGCCTGAACCTCTCGAGCTCACGCCTAGTTTACAACCACTTTCGAGTAAAGTTGTTACAATTTTACCCATCGGTGTTGGCATAATCTTTAATTGCCCAATACCATTTGGACCATCCATCCACATATCTTCTATCATGTGTGAA